TAGGTAGACACGAGGGACTTAAAATCCCTTGGGCAGTGATGCTCGTGCCGGTTCGATTCCGGCAGGCGGTACTAAACTAAGCAATAATTAATAAATAACGTATGAAACAGTTTTTTGAAAAAATGAAAACCCTCCTTAAGCCTGTGAGCAATTGGGTACTTTTTACAGCAGCAATTGTTGTTGCATTTTCGTTAGGGTATTATTATCCGTCATTCCAAAAAATGATATCAAATGATAATGCGCCCGCTAAATTTGTAGAGCCATTGACACTAGAGAATTGTTCGGTATCAGTTACCGATCGCGGAGAGATGTTGATTATTAATCGTACGAACGGTGAGTTTGACGTATATGATGAGCAAGTAGGATTGGCAGTGTTCAAGGCTTATGGCAATTATGTAACGTCTAACCAACCTAAGTAATTATGATCAAGACAAAATTAATCACACTACTAGTACTCGCATCAATTTTATTTTTTTCAGTAAGTCTTAAAAGTATAAGCACTGAATCAAAAGATGTGTATTTATCTGACATTACTGAATCTAATATTGTTAATTCAGCTCCGTCGATCCAAATGTATTTTTATATTAAAAAGTACGCGGCTGAATTTAATATTCCAGAAGCTTATGCGTTTTCATTAGCATACCAGGAAACAAGATACGGCGGTCCAATGCATTTAAGTTATAATCATAAACAAGAATCTTATGCCGGTGCATTAGGCCCTATGCAAATAATGCCAGCAACTGCTCGCCATATGTTAGGAAGACCAATTTCTAAAAATGATTTGATGTCTGACATTGCAACAAATGTTTATATTTCAATGAAGCTGCTACGACATTTACATGATAGGTATAGCGATTGGGGTCTTGTATTTGGCGCATATAATACCGGAAGACCTTGTGTTAATCAATATGCAAGAAATATTCTAAATAAAGAGTATATTTGGAAAGAAGTATAGGTTTCATGATGATAGAATAAAAATATCATTTTATAATATAAGAAGCCTCGGATTTCATCCGGGGCTTTTTTATGAAAAGTTTTCAAAAAAGATTTGGTACTTTGAAATGTTTTTCTTATCTTCATTGAAGTAGAGTTAGAGATAAAGACTCTGAGTTCTTTGACATATTGGCGCATAATGCAGGTATCGTATAATGGCCATTACTTCAGACTTCCAATCTGAAGATGAGAGTTCGATTCTCTCTACCTGCTCATTATAATGGCCTCATAGCTCAGCTGGATAGAGCAACAGCCTTCTAAGCTGTGGGTCTCAGGTTCGAATCCTGATGGGGTCACTAAATGGACTTTTAGCTCAGTCGGTTAGAGCAGCGCACTCATAATGCGTAGGTCACAGGTTCGAACCCTGTAAGGTCCACTTAATTGGTCCGTTAGTAGAGTTGGTTACAATGCCACCCTGTCACGGTGGAGGTCACGGGTTCGAGTCCCGTACGGACCGCAAATTGCGAAAGTAGCTCAGTTGGTAGAGCATCACCTTGCCAAGGTGAGGGTCGCGGGTTCGAATCCCGTCTTTCGCTCTATTTCAGACGCGTAATCGCACGTCGCAGATGCTTTGTGTAAATAAATTTTGTAAATACAAAAGTAAATTATATATATTTAGAAATTAAGTTATGAACGGATATCATATATACTACCAAACAAAAGATGATGACGAATATAGTCAAATAAATTATTTGGCACAATTGTCATCTATTTTAAATTGGAAAGAGCATTATGGCCAGATTAAATTATATTGCAATAAACGATTTTTAGATTCAATATCAAAATATGGTTTAGATAAAGAATACGATTTTATTGACACTGAATTGTTAGAAACAATGCCGTTTAAAGAGTCTCAAGGTATTTTTTGGAGCTTTGGTAAAATATATGTAGCAAACGAGATTGTTAAAACTGACACTGAATTTTGTATACTAGACACTGACCTTTGGATTCAAGAGCCTGGGTTAATTGATACGGGTAGTGATTTGAGTTTTTATCACCGAGAAGCGTTTGATATAAATTATAAATTAAACCTATATCCAGATCCAGCTACTTGGATGGATAAAAAAGAATTGAGTGAATATGATTGGAACATATATCCAATGAATTGTGCAATTATATATTTTAAAAATCGTAGCAAAGAGCTCATCAATACTTGGTACTCATTGGCATTAAAAATTGTTAGCGATAACCAAAATAATATGTCAGAAGAAAATTTGCGAGCTGGTACTATATTTATTGAGCAACGATTGTTGCCTGTAATTGCAACTAAATTAGGATTGTCAATTGGATATATAAGTCCAAACATATACTTAACTTGGGTAAGCTATACAGAGTCAGACGGCAGAGAATGGAGACCGCAAATCGGACATAATGAACATAGTTTAAACATTGCTGCAAATATTAAACATGTTTGGGGTGCAAAAAATTATTACGATATAGAATGGATACGTAATCTTATAATTGGAATGGCTATTTTAAGTTTAACGCCTTACAATATTGTAAATAAGTTTAATAAACTTTATACAGAAGTTATAGAGTTGTATACAGAAAAAATTTGATACTTTCAAAAGGTTATCTTATATTTATAGAAGTTCTTTGAAACGGAAAGATGGCAGAGTTGGTTTATCGCACCGGTCTTGAAAACCGACGTACTGAAAGGTACCGGGGGTTCGAATCCCTCTCTTTCCGCTGAATGCCTCCTTAGCTCAGATGGCTTAGAGCAACTGATTTGTACTCAGTAGGTCGTGGGTTCGATTCCTACAGGAGGCTCTAGATGGGGAATTAGCTCAGCTGGCTAGAGCGCCTGCCTTGCACGCAGGAGGTCATCGGTTCGACTCCGATATTCTCCACCATATGGCCCCTTCGTCTATCGGTTAGGACGTTAGGTTTTCATCCTAGAAAGAGGAGTTCGATTCTCCTAGGGGCTACAAAGTGGTAGTTAGACGAAAATGGAATTCCTGCTGTGAGGTTAACTTAATCAGCATATCCAGAAGTAGAAATGAGTAATCGCAAGTTACTCGCCACTTAATTTAAGAGAGTTTAAAAAGGGCCCTTCCCAATCGAGGGCATGCTGGGCCCGACTCTCGAAAATAAGTTAAAAAGATATTTAGTACTTTAATATGATGAAAGTTATTTTATATGTTATTTTTATTCTTTTGCCTTTTAGTTCTTATAGTCAAGAAATTGTTCCAGGATTAACTGCAAATAATAAAGGAGTTGGAGTACAAGTATTTTATCAAGAGCTTTTTACTGAAGGCGATTTTAAATTTGGTCCTAGAGTTGGAATTACTTGGCATCCATTAAATCCTAATGTTTCGCACTTTTATTGGCAAAATATAGTTGAGTATAATAATTTTTTCTTATCTCCGTTTTGGCTAAGAAGTTATAATAAATCAATCGGATATCAAATACCTACAACATTAGGGTATAGAAGACAAACTGAAATTGCTGAAATTGAATTATGGGGAAATTATATTTTTCACGCTAGGTCTTTTGATTTCCATATTATTATTACTCCAATTAAACGAGTCAAATTAATTTGGAATTAAACAATAATTTTTAAAAAAAGATTTGGTACTTTCAAAAGGTTATCTTATATTTATGAAGTAATTAAGGCAAATATATAACCTTAAAATTTTCAATGAAAAATAAAGGTTTGGAAATTGACCTTAATATTTATTAATGATACGGCGGGCGGATCGGTTGGCATCGAGGATAGTCTCATAAGCTATAAAAATGTGGTTCGATTCCACAGCGTCGCAACAAAGTTCTTTGATTATTATCTGAAGCGGTTGTTAGAGTTACTTCAAACTATATACAATCAGAAAGGTGTTGGTACCGATCCCGCACCAAAAGTGACACGGTAACAGAATCACTTTAAAAGTCAGTACTCGGCCTTATGGACGGCTAGAAACGGGACTTCGACTCATTGGCGTAACCAATAATCCTTTAACAAAGGATTCTCAGATAGTAGTTAATGAATAAAAATATTTATCGGAGCGGCAGAGGGTGTTACTTCAAATTAGCCTATATTACACAGAAAACCCCACTCTCTTATTATTCCCGGTAATGATATTAAACTTCCACCTCTTTTGGTGTCTTTTATATATCATGGGCCGGACTAACCTCCGGCCTTTTTTTTTGAAAATTTTTTAAAAAGATTTGGTACTTTGAAATGTTTTTCTTATCTTTAAGAGTATTAAAAAATAAAAAATGAAAAGACACCCAATTAGAAGATTGCAGGTTCGGTTTCGTAGATGGAGGAGATCGATTGAAAAAAAATTTACTCCATGGCCTAAAAATAGTGAAGTACAAGAATTAGCTATTGGGATAGTTAGACGTGCAATAAATTATGATAATTCAAATTTATTAATTGCGCCAATATCAGGAGATCGATATATTCATTACAATGATATTTTTATTAAGTTAGAACATCAGCGTGTTACTATTATTAATGGCACGTATACATATGATATTATTATAACGTCTAATGATTCTGAAAGACTGCAAACTATGTTTAATGCACGTCTTGAGCGCACGAGAAAAGATTGGGAAGAGGCTATTAGATCTAAAACGGAACGTAGTTTAAAAAATATTTATAACGAATTACTAATTAATACTAAATAATAAAGTTATGTCAACTCTATCAAAATTTGCAGACAAAACAACATCAACTGTTAGACAACATGAAGATGCTGTAGTAGAAAACTTTATGGGAGGAAACTCTTATAAATTGAATTCGTTACAAACACTTAAAATTGTAGCTGCGTCTTCTATATTTGGAGAGCCTCAATATTACCGTGACGGTGTCAATGCGTCAAAGACAATTAAAAATCATTCTACGATTTTAGAGTATTCGATTCTAAATGATTTGCTTAATGATAAGCGTTCTGTTGCAGATGTATTTACTGAAGCTATTGATAACGCACTTTCATATGACTTTCAAGGAACTTTGAATTTAGCATTAGAATTGCGAAAAGATTATTTTATGCGTCTTAATCCTGCAGTAATTTATGTACGTGCTACATTGCATAAAGGTCGTGCTGAATTTAATGAAGCTAACCCAGGCGTAATGAAATCGATTGGTAAGGCAATTGCTCCTAGACCAGATGACATTACAAACCAGTTTGAATACTTTATGTATGTAAACAAAACTAAAAACGGTATGCCGTCTTTGTTAAAACGTACTTGGGCTGATGCTTTAGAATCATATTCACGCTATCAGTTAAATAAGTATAAAGGTAAACGTTTAATTGACTTAGTTCGTTTATCTCACGCTAATAATGCTGACATCAATGAATTGATGAAAACTGGAACTTTAGAAGTTGAAGACACTGAACAAACTTGGGAGACACTTCGCTCTGCCGGTAAAACTTGGAGTGAAATTCTAAAACAAATTCGAATGCCACATATGGCATTGTTGCGAAACCTTCGAGGTATTTGTTCTGAAATTAATGGTGCGGAATTATCAAAAGTAATGGAGCAACTTAAATCAGGAGTAGTAGGCGGAAAGCAATTCCCATTCCGTTATTGGAGTGCTTATAAGGCTATCAAGAATGCAGACATTAACAATAAAAGTTTAGTTCTTGATACTTTAGAAGAGTGTCTAGACATTGCAGTAGCGAATATGCCTAAGTTAAGTGGTAAAGTAGCTTGTTTGTCAGACAACTCTGGTTCTGCTTGGGGTACTATGAATTCAGAATATGGGCATGTCACTGTAGCTGAAATTGCAAACTTATCTTCATTAATCACTGCGATGCAGGCAGATGAAGGATATGTTGGAGTATTTGGTGACCAGCTTTCATTACAAGGAGTTTCTAAACGAAATGGATTGTTAACTCAATTAGATGAAACTTCTAACCGAGGCCGCAATCAAGGACAAGCTACTGAAAATGGAATTTGGCTATTTTGGGATGATGCTATTACGAATAAAAAGCATTATGATACCGTATTTATCTATTCAGATATGCAGGCTGGTCATGGTCGTCTTTATGGTACCGATTCTTCAAAATATAAAGAGTTTATACATCAAGGTAGAGGTAGCTATATTGACGTCTTGGCATTGGTTGAAAAATATCGTAAGACAGTTAACCCAAAAGTCAATGTATTTTCTGTGCAAGTTGCCGGATATGATAACTCAGTATTGCCAGAGAACCTATATAGAGGTGCTATATTAGCCGGCTGGACAGGTAAAGAGCCTGTATATGCAAAGGCTATTATTGACACTTGGAATCAAATAGAATCTAAGTAATACCCTAGAAACCGTCAAAATATTTGGCGGTTTTCTACTGTTTTTTCAAAAAAGATTTGGTACTTTGAAAATTTTGTCTTATCTTTAAATAAATTTAAATAGTATGACGAACGATATAGAATACGCAATTAAAGTAATTTTGGTTAAGAATGGATATTCTGAAAGGGATATATCTTTCCATAGCGAGCGAATTGAAACTATCAATAAGCCAATTGAGTATCGATATCTTAAGGTTGGATATTGGCGCCGTTTAGATGTAAAAGCTCAGAGAGATTTAGGTAAATTAATTACCGCTGAGCTCACTGACACGGATACAGATCTTAATTCATTTTTATGGTCTTATATTGTAAAAAAATCTTAAAAAAGATTTGGTACTTTGAAACATTCTTCTTATCTTTAAGTATAGAAATTAATAATAAATAAAACCAAAAAGTATGTCAGGAATTAAAAATCAAGATCGAACCAATGCAATTAAATTTGGTCGTTATGCAATCGTTTTAGAAAAAGAACAATTGAGTTATTATCTAGACGGCGAAGTAGTTCAAGTTAAAGATGTGAGTTTCGATTTTAATTACAAAGACCTTTATGATCTAGGAGTTCGCATTTCTTCGAAGAAAGGTTTAGGTCCAGTAGAATATACTCATAAAAAAATGGTTTCTAAATTCTAAATTTATATGATGCCAAAAAAGAAATCACAATACCGAATCGTCCCAACTAATCATGAAAAATTAGGATCTTGTTGGGCACTAAAAGAAGGCGACAATATAATTGGAACTTTTATTAATAAGCAGTCGGCTGAAAAGAAAAAGACTCAACTCGAGCAAAAGTCCTTAGAAGATTTTATTCTAATCAAAACAGTTAATCAAGAGCTCAAATTAGAAGAATAATATACCTATAGTTCATACCCGGCAGCCTATCAAACTTCTGCGTATACAGTCGATCTATAAGTGCCGATATAAAGATATTCAGATATGAAACAATTATCAGTTCAAGATAAAAAACTTATTGAAAAATATAAGAAAAAGGTGCATAAACAATTTCCTGGAGCATACTTAATAAGTGTTGGCTCTGGGTATTATACAATTGTGCAAGAAGGTGAAGATTTAACGCTGCGTGACGTATTAGCTGAGTTTTTATTTAACCCCGTTAAAGACCCAGTAAAAGCTTGGGAAATGGCACAGCTGTCTTCAAGAACTTTTCAAAACCTTAATCGCACCCACCCACTTCGTATTGAAGGGTCTAAAATGGAAGATAAAATTGCGAGGGTCGAAGCTAGACGACTAAAACGTGAATCCGGCGTTGAATCGCGAAAAATTAAAGAACAGGATATTTATTATTAAAATAATCAAAGTTATGTTTAATCTTTTTTCAAAAAAGAAAGATTCTAAAGAAAAAGTTATGACTGAAAAGGAATGGCATCCCACCGACGAATTAGTTGATACTATTGTCGATACCCAAGAATCAGACTCAGCAACAGAAACACTTAATAATCAAGATTTAGACTCACTACCTGAGAGTGTGGTAAATGATTATCCTTTAGAATCTTTAATGTATGATCCCGCTGTATTAGGTTGGGGGTCTGTAGATGAACAAGAAGCGCTTTTTGCAGCTTTACTGATATACTATCAACCAGGTCAATCTGTATTAGATGTTGGTGCTGGACGTGCAGACCTATATGAATTTATTAGTCGTATATACCAAACCGAATTTAAGTATAAAGGAATAGACTATAATCCAAATATTCTTGAAGTTGCTAAACAAAAGTATCCCGGCGTCGACGTTGACGCTATTGATGCATTGTCTTTAGATACTAATCCGGAATATGATTGGGTACTTGGATCTGGCTTATTTAATTTAGCCGATCATGAAGATATGCGAGAATATCTCGTTAGCGTTGTCGACTCAATGTATAATAAAGCAAAAGTCGGAGTAGCTTTTAACTTAATGACTATGGCTCCTGATGGTGTGACACCAGAAGAGTTAGCCCAGTTAGTTGAATATAATCCTGGAGATTTATTTAACTTCTTCGTTGAAAGATATAACAAAGTCCTTTGCCGCACTGACTACATGCTCGGAGACGCGACTTTTCTAATAATCAAATAAATTTAATTAACAAAAACAAAAAAATGATTTTACCAGTAATCGCAATTGTAGGTTGGGGTGCTTCCGCCTACTTGTATTGGAAACTTCGCACGTCGAATGTTTCTGTATTTGAAAAGGATGGCATTATTGAAGCCCTCCAGAAACATTCTAGAAGTGTTGAAAACGTACTAGACCGTAAACAAGAAGATTTGAAAAGATTGCACGACGAATTAAATGCACTTAAATCTTCTATTACTGCAAAAGCTAAAGCAAAAACAGCTCCAGCATCTAAAGACGCCGCTGCTACGTCTTCAAAACCAAAACGCAGATATAGTAGAAAGCCCAAAGCTCAATAATGAAACCTGCTCCGTTTGAGCAGTTTATAAAGAGTTTATTAGATAATAGTGCAGCCAACGATGCGCTGCGAGATCTAACTAAACGAAATCTACCTATACAAGGATCTTCATTAATGTCAGCCGTGGATGCGATTCTACTAGAAGAATCGATCGCAGCTCAATTTGATATAGAAGGGTATGACAGTAATGATAAAAAAGTAAAGGTATTAGATAAATTGCTACGTGTACGAAATCTATTAGATAGAAATTTAGTCATACCTGATGATGCTGATTATATTACTGTACAGTTATGTATTCAGTATGTAGAAAATGGGTATGCATTAACTTCAACTAGTTTAGATTGTTTAAATAAAATTTATAAAAAGTATAACTATGGCTAACAATATTGAAGCTAAACTAAAGGAGCTGTTATCAAAAGAAGATATTGAATCTCTTCGAAAAATCCAACTTATTAAAGACTCAGAATCTCGTCAGTCCGAGCTTAAAAAATTTTTCATAGAACCCGGCCGATTTGAGGTGATATCACCGTTTATGGATCCGGTTTGGTTGGCCTATGAAATATTTATTAATAAAACTACGAGGCGATATGAATTTTAACGAGTACATAATTGATGAGGATGACTTCGGGTTTTATGCGAGCCTGCCAGAAAATGAGCGTATATTATTTTTATACGACTTAATATGTGAAGATGCTTATGGCCCCGGGTCAGTATCAGCAGTTGACTCGAAGTCTTTAGAGATGCTTGACTTTGATACTGTAATTAAAGAGTTTGCTAAAAAAATTACAGATGTTGTTAATGCTTCTATTAAACAAAACATGCTTGTTAATGTATTATTCATTAACACAAAAGTAATAGTTCAATCAGATAGTTTAAACTTATTAAATGAATCTGTTACAGAATTATTTTTAAATGGATATATTCTTAAAGGCGTAGATATGGCACCTAGAATAAAAGAAATATTTCATGTACAAAAATATTGTAAGATGTACGATATATTAGGATGTGAAGATAAATTATCTTTAAATTAATTTAGTAAATTCGTAAAGATTGCATATATTTATATTAAACGCAACCTAAGGGCGCACCGACTTACCTAATGGAAGTCACAATTAATTTATGTTTAACTTTTATAGATTTTAGAACTATGACACATTTAACACCAAGAAGAATGGATGCATTTGACATTCTATTCAAAAATTTCTTTAACAACGATTCGTTTTTCGCTCCAGTAATTGAAACAAAAGCTGGGCATCCTGTAGACATCTTTGAAAATAGTGAGGGCTTGCATTTTGAAATTGCATGCACTGGATTATCAAAAGATGACATTAACATTTCTTTAGAGCACGACGTTCTTCGAGTATCATATGATAAAGAAGAATTTGACTCAGAAAAAAAGTATTTGACACGTGGTATTGCTAAACGGTCATTTAACTTAGGTTATAAAATTTCTTCAAAATTTGATTTAGGAAAAGCAGATGCTGAGATGACTAATGGTCTTCTCAAAATTTCTATTCCTTTTGCGGAAGAAACAAAAACAACCAAAACACTTTTAATTAAATAATCACCCGCGCCCTGGGTTGTGTTATGTTTACGTTGTCAAGAAAATTCATACATGTTAATGATAGGTTAGTTGAAGTAATTCGAGACTTTCCTGAAGATCGGGTAAAAGATATTTCACTCGTCAAAGAGTGGCTTAATGCCGAAACTGTATTACGAAATAACGGAAGATTATACTTTTGTGAATATGTACAAGAGGCAGAAATAATTGAAGAATGATTTGGTATTTCCAAATGAATTCCTTAAATTTAAGTAATAAATAAAAAATAACAAATGACAAATTTAGGTTACGCTTGTATCAACATGACCTTAGGTAAGAAACGAATTCTTACCGGTCGCGCGATGCGTAAGGCAACGTTAGAAGAAAAGGGCTTAGCTCACGCTTCTGAATTAGCGCTGCAGAACGTGTTAGATTTAGAGACTATTCTCAAATGGAATGTAGATAATGATATTTACTTTTTCCGTTTAGGTAGTGATATTATTCCATGGGGAGATAAGATTGATATCACTCAACTCCCTGACTATAATGCAATTTGTGCGTCGCTTAAGCGCAGCGGCGACTATGCAGCAGAGCATGGCATACGTATTACTACCCATCCAGGTCCATTTAATTTATTAGCCTCGCCTCGCGAAGAAGTTATACAAAGCACTATTAGTCATCTAGAAATGCATGGCACGATATTTGACTTAATGGGCTTATCACGTAGCCATTATAATAAGATTAATATACATGTAGGTGCTACTTATGGAGATAAGTATTCAGCTGCAGAGACTTGGTGTAGTAACTTTCTCAGGCTATCCGAGGGCGTCCGAGCCCGTTTAACTGTTGAAAACGATGACAAAGCATCGATGTACTCTGTAAAAGATCTATATGAATTAATCTATTCAAAAGTAGGAGTGCCAATTGTTTTTGATTACCATCATCATAAGTTTTGTGACGGCGGTATGTCAGAAGAAGAGGCGTTAAACTTGGCCATTTCAACTTGGAATGATGTCAAGCCAGTTGTGCATTATTCAGAGTCGAAATCATTACACGAGTCAAATGATAAACTCAATCCGCGGGCGCACTCCGACTATATTACGGACTATATAGATCCGTATAATTTAGATATTGATATTATGATCGAGGCGAAGGCAAAAGAGCTCGCCCTTTTGGAGTATCGTCGGCTACATAAAATTTCTTTCGGAAAAAGATAATTATTAGTAGCAACCAACATAATTATATTCTTATTTATTAATATTATATTATTTATATTATAATTAATATTTAAATATAATTTGTATTAAATCAAGATTATGAGATATAAAGGACATACGATTAACAAATTAGAAGGTCAAGTTTCAAAATTAAAAACATTACAACGAATGATTGAGATGGGTAATGTTTCCGGCCCGGACGCTGTTAAACAGCTCCAAGCTGTAATTAAGGAAATTGAATTAGTAATTGACCGATTAGATTTAGAACCGAATGAATAAAGTAGCCCTTAAGATATTAATTGGATTAATTGCATTGTCGCTAGCTGTTTGCGCAGCATTCTTTTCTGTAGTTGGCCTTTCGAAATTGTTTGCTGGTGCGGCTATCGCAGTAGTAATAATGGCGTCAACCCTGGAAGCTTCAAAATTAGTAATTGCTTCATTTTTGTATCAATATTGGACTTCTATTTCAAAAACATTAAGAGCTTATTTAGTAACAGCAGTTGTTATTATTGCTAGCATTACATCAATTGGTATATATGGATTTTTATCTAGCGCATATCAAACTACTAAATCAACATACGATTTAACACAAACCGCAGTCGATAGTTTAACGACTAAAAAATTATATTATGAATCCTCAGTAGTTTCATATAGAGATCAATTAGTATTATTAACTGATGAAAGAAAATCAATTGATCAGTCTGTAAGTGAATTGAGTAAAGGATTATCAAATAATGTAATTACATATACAGATGCTAATGGTAATTTAATTACAACTACATCATCTGCTACTAGAAAAGCTTTACAAGAGCAACTTAATCAATCTAGAGCGCGGCAAAATGAAATCAATATTCGCATTGATAAGTTAAATGATAATATTATAGCGTATTCAGACTCGCTTTCAAGGAAAAACGTAGAAATAACTCAATTAGCATTAAAAAATGAAATTTCTTCAGAGTTAGGGTCATTAGCATATATTTCAAAAACATTTGACATTCCCATGGATCAGGTTGTTAATATTTTAATAATCTTATTTATTATCGTTTTTGATCCGTTAGCTATTACAATGGTATTAGCATTTAACTTCATGAATAAAAAACCCGAAGTTGAGCCAGTATTAGAATCACTACCAAACGATAATGTATATCCTTCAGTTGCAGAGCGTGAAGAATTGTTAAAAGAAATGATGCAAAAGGATCAAGAGCTAGGGTTCAATGAACCTGATTGGAAAGACACCGAAATCACCCCGGAACAGCCTACAGAAACACCCCTAGAGCAGCCTGCTCAAGACACCAATAACCAAACCCCTACTACCGAAGAATCTGCTACTCCCAAATTAACTAAAGCAGAAAAACGTCGCATAGAAAAACAAGAGCGTCAAAAGCAAATGTATGCGCCCGGCAATTCAGTAAAAACATATTGATTTGGTTTTTACAAAAGAAATACTTAAATTTAAGTATAAATCAAAATTTTATGGCTAAACGTAAAAAACTCGAAAAGGGTCAATTCCCTGAAACTAAATTCAAAACAAAATTAGATGAGCGTGGGCGTCGAATGATGCAATGTCAAAATTCTATTCCAAATGGAAAATGGTGGAAAGGTCAAATTTGTAATGAATATTCGTTAGTTGGTGACCAAGCAACAGCAGTTCTATGCTTTCGATGTGTACAAAAACATGTTGAACCACCAATGCAGCGAGGCGCATCGACAAAATCTGATAAACCGCGCGGTTGGAAATTCATGAAAGAGTTTGTAGCCCCAGACGGCACTGTTTATCATAAAGGAGTTGAACAACCATCACTTAAAGGCACATTACCTGCTACAAAAATTGAAGTCAAAGAGCCTAAAAAGAAAATGACAAAGCAGGAGAAAGAAATTGAGGCAGCAGCGTTAGGAAAAGAAATTGCAAAATTGAAAGCTCAATTATTTGCTGAGACTAGAAAAACTAAAAAAGCTGAAATTACTCGAGCACTATCAAAAGCTAATCGTCAATTGAAAAAGGTAATGTAATTTGATATTACCAAAAGAATTACTTATATTTAAGTTATAAAATATATAAACCTATGATTAAATCTGTTAAGAATAACCCTGGTATGGGAGTATATGATGATGATATGGCAGAAAGCCCAAAAACTAAAAGAAAAGTATTTAAACAAACTGATGAGCTAGACGAATCAGAGCGCGATCCTAGGTTTGACGAAATTGAGTACGGAATTAATATTGACGATTCTGTTATTTATTTACATGGCGATATCATGATGGGCAACTTGTTTGATTTTATAGCTAAAGTGCGAATTATATTAGCTAATCGCCCAGAAGAAAAAGCAAACGATCCTATTAATGTATTATTAAATACAAACGGAGGAGATGTATATGAGGCCAATGGTATTATTGATTATATACAAAGTTTGTCTGTACCCGTAAATATTATCGCTCGAGGCCGAGCAATGAGTGCTGGGGCAATGATATTAATTGCTGGTACCGGTATTCGTGCTGCATCAAAATCGACAACTATTATGTTTCATGAAGCATCAGCTGAGTTATATGGTAAGACTGCTGACCTTAAAGCAAATGCCGATCACATCGATGAACTTGAAGAAGAGTTTTATATACAAATGGCTTCAAAAACAAAACAAGATAAAGAGTTTTGGCAAAAGTCATGTAGAAAAGATTTTTATTTAACTGCACAAAAAGCATTAGAGTTAGGCGTAATTGATAAAATTGTATAAGTTATGAGTACACAAGATACACAAGCTCAATGGGAAGAGTTAATGAAGAATATTGATACATATATTTCTTCTCCCAGAAAAGAAAAATTAATTAGTATGTATGAGCAAATGGCTGAGCGAGTTTTAACAGCGCCAGCATCATCACATACAACTAGACACAATTGTTTCCCAGGAGGGTATATTGATCATGTTAATAGGGTTACTAAAGTAGCAATCCAATTACATAAGACCTGGTCAGAATTAGGAGCTAATACTTCTAATTATACTATTGAAGAAGTAGTGTTTTCAGCAATTAATCACGATTTAGGAAAAGTAGGATCGTCAACCGATGATTATTATATTCCTAATGATTCTGACTGGCATATTAAACGTGGACAAGTATATAAAATTAATCCTAAGTTACAGTATATGAAAGTTCCTGACAGGAGTACTTTCTTGCTTCAAGAATTTAATGTTCCATATTCCGAAAACGAATATTTAGCAATTAAATTACATGATGGGTTATATTCTAAAGGAAATGAATCTTATTTAATGGCAGGTATGCCAGAATTTTCTTTAAAAACTGATTTGCCAATTCTAGTACATCACGCTGACCATTTAGCTACGTTAATTGAAAGTGCAAATCATTTACCTAAGAAAACTGAGACGGTAGTTGTAGACACGCCATCTCGCATTAAGTCAAAATTGACAAACGTTAACAACCCAGTTGTCGACGATAGTTTAAAAAATGCATTTGATAATTTATTTGGAGATAAATGATAGCAGGAATAATAATATCAATACTATTGATTATAATAGTATTACTGTCTTGGGGTATTCGAAACTTAATTAAACAAGTTGAAGTAGCTGAAGATATGGTTCTTTATTATGAAGAACAATTTAGCGACATTCGCGAAAAAGCGCTACAAACAGAAGTAGCACTTAAAGAATTAGACATTAAAGGCGCGTTTGAATCAGACGACGAAACCGGAGTAATTTTTCAAAATATTAAAACAATATCTGACGAGTTGACTTCAACAATTACTGAAACTTATGAGTTTAGAAAATAAAGAGTTAGAAGATTTAATTAAAGAAATGATTGTTGTTGAGGAAGATACTCAAACAACAGGTAAGCGTGGTCGTAAAGCAAAAAATAAGCAATATTTTACAAAAGAAACTGAAAACGCAATATTGCTATATAACTTATTAGAAAGCGATTCAGATAGAAATAAAGTATATGATGCTTATATCAAATATCCGTTTGATAAATTAGTTGAAAACATCATACATACTTTTAAATTTTATCATTTCGATGTTCCATATGAAGATGTTAAACATGAAGTAGTTGCATTTTTAAATGAGAAAATTCATAAATACACTGATCCTTCTAAAGGTAAGGCGTTTTCGTATTTTAGTATAATTGCTAAAAATTATTTGATTATACATAATAACGCTAATTACAATAAATTTAAAGCCTCTGAGCAATTAGAAGTAATTGACGATTCTCGAGATATCATGAATGAAGTAGCGCGTGAAGAAGATATAGAAGAAAAATCAGAATTTATGGATCTGTTTGTTGATTATATGGATAAAAATTTATCTTCCTTATTTAAAAAACAAACAGATATACATGTAGCTGACTCGGTATTAGAGTTATTTCGTAATAGACAAAACATTGAAAACTTTAATAAAAAGGCACTATACATTTTAATACGGGATCGCACGGGAGTTAAAACTCAATATATTACAAGAGTTGTTAATATAATGAAAGATGCTTATGTTGATATGTACCATAATTACCGCCACACCGGATTTGCAACTTTAACAAACTCATTTAAGAAATCAGAATTCCTAGAATAAGATATTTATTTAAAAGGAATTTATGGATTTTGATATTGAAATTTTTAAAGGTAAGTCATTTTCCGACTTAATGAAGGACATTTATTCTAATAGCTCCAAAAAAGATAGACAAATAAATTTATTAATTGGTGAGCTTCGTCCTTTAATTAAAAATGTAGGAGATGCTACAGTAATTGTACCTTTAATTAAAGAATATTTAGAAGTAGGTGTAAAAAATGATGAACACCTTGTAAAACTAGCCGCTGTTGTACAACGGTTAGTTTCTACTAATAATAGGGTACAAGCTGAGACTGGAAATTCATGGATGCTCTCTGAAGAAGAAAAGAGACAACTAATAGGAGAATTAGATGAATTAGCTGCAGAAGAATCTGAGATAAACAAAAAAGTTGTAGAGTTAACTTCTAAACAAGATAGTATCGAATCAGAATTAAATGACATTCAAGACGGATTAGTATAATGGAAAATAATACAAGTATATCATTTTTTGCTGCAGAGGTCAAAGAAGTTGTATATACTGACACGGAAGCAAATACAATTTACGGGGTACGTGTTCGTGCAATGGGCGACCCTGGTCCTGCTAACAATATAGACGATGCTACTGTACAAACTGCAATTCCGTTAAATTATAATTTTGTACGTGTCCCTATTGTAGGAGAAGTTGTTTTATGTTTACGAGCCCCTAGCGCGTATCAAACAGGAACAAGATCCCAACAAAATTTATATTACTTAGATGTTGTAAGTTTACAATCTAGCGTACATCATAACGGTATTCCAACAGTAACTGACGTCAAAGCCGCTTCAAATACGTCAGACTCCGATGGGTATGAACAGTCATCAGCTGGTAACACGAATAAACAGCAACCTCCTAGTATAGATCCTAATTTTACAGAAATATCAACAGCGAAGCCGTTGCAGCATTATGTTGGCGATGTTATATTAGAGGGTCGATATGGTCAATCAATTCGATTGTCGTCTAGCCCAAAATCAGGAGAATTTGCCGTACCTCCTAAATTTAGTGGAGCGTCTGGAAAGCCAATTACAATATTTAAAAATACAACGCAAGGAAATGATACTAAACGAATTAATGACTTTGTTACTGAAGATTTTACAAATGAAGAAAACGTTTTTGTATTAGCTTCAGGACAAAATTTAGAATTTGAGCAAGCATCGACGTCATTAAAATCTGCAGATAGCAAAGGAATTACTTCTTGGAAAGACGAAAATTGGGGCACAACGCCACAAGCACTTCTTTCTTCTGGAAGAATTGTATTCAATAGTACACAACAAGAAATAATTGCATTTGCAAAAAATGGAATTGGACTATCTTCAGAAACTGTCATAACAATTGACGCTAAAGATAATGTATCTATTAATGCTGACAAAATTGAATTAGGTACAGATGCTGATGAACCTATTATATTAGGTAATAAATTTAAATCATGGGCTGAATCGCTAATTGATGACCTGGCGAAATTAGTTGTAATTACTCCTGTAGGCCCATCTTCCCCATTAGCAGCGTCACCGCAATGGGCATCTATAATGGCTTATAAAGCACAGATTCCTTCTATTTTAAGTGATATTGCTTTTTCAATGAAAACAAGTAGCGGGAAGTCGGGATCTGCTAAATTTAAAGATATACCAGCTCCTAATTTTGTATTAACCCCAGAGCAAATTGAAGAGAAGAAAGAAGAAAAAGCTAAAGTAGAGGAGAAGTTACAAGAAACTGAACTTAACCAAGACGAGCGAAATGCGTTAGCCGACGTTGCTAATAGGGCTGAACAAGAAATTAAAACAAAAGAAGCTGTTAAGGCTGAAGTAGTCACGACGCTTTCCGCAGAAGACATTACAGAAAACGCTGCTGAAATTACATCAACAATACAATCAGGCACTGTAGATCCAACCGATCCTGTATTAGATGAAGATTTCCAACCAGAAGGAGAATTAACGCCTCCACTATCTGAGGAAGAATTAGAAGCTGGAAATACTCCAGGTGCAGAAGAAGAATTAGCTCAGTGGGTTCAAGACTATGAAGTAGACGAGGAGGAAGAAGACGAAGAAGAAGTAGAATTTGAATTCCTAGACACTCCGTACGTTTCGCCTGGCACGACAACGTTTGCGGCCCCTAGTTTATGGGTAGTACCAAAACTTATACAAGATTATGGTAAGGCAATTGCACTTGCAGTAGGTAAAGAAATTGAATTTGGTCTTGAAGAAAATCCTAGCGGGTCATTTGGATTAGGAAATGATCGTATTGCAGCGATGATGGCAAATGTTAATTGCCGTCCAGGAAATTCTCCGTGGCACGCTGCGGCTGTCGCAACATACTTTAAAGAGGCTGATATTTCAATAGTACCGCCAGCTGAAGAAACGGGCGCAGAAGTAACAACCGAAAATAATGAGGCTTCGGGGTCTGAAGCAACATCTCCAACAACTCAACCAACAGTTGGAGTGCCAATTCCGCCCGACGGCGCCTCAACCGTAACCGGATGGTTAGATTGGGGTCGAAAAACAAATCGCTTTGTATTAACGCCAGTAATGGGAAGTGCGGTTATAATTGGCACAATAGAAGAAGATCCGAATGAATCTGGCAAACGATTAGAGACTGCAACAGACATAGGAATTACAGTTCAAATTATTGACAATGAGCGTGTAATGGCAGCTTTGGTAACACAAGGCGCGTTAAAATTAGTTGAAGTTAACGTCCAATCTACATTAGGATTTATATTACCTGCAGATAAAGATTTAGATCCAATTCCATGGACTCCTGCAGGGGCGGTAGGCCCAATACCAGAAGGTAAACCAGGATATGTAATTGTATATAGCAAATCAAACCCTGAAAAGCGACACGTAGTATTTCAACAAGGGTCTGGGGCACAACCCGGAAGACCTGGAGGCACTAACCCATCTAGTAAAGTTCCATGGACCAATTTAGTATATGGAAACGCTGGACAGTCAACCATTGCCGGCGGCGGATGTGGAATATGTTCAACTTCAGCAGTAGTTAGAAACTTAACAGGAAACCAAGAAGTTGATGCGTATTTATTTGGACTACGCTTTGGCGGTCACGATTATGGACCTCCCGAAGATCCAAAAAAATACCCAAAAGATAGTAAAAATTATCATGCTCCCGGACCAGGCGGAGGAAATGGATCTTATCGTACTATTATGACTGAAGTACCCCAAAAATACGGGTTAAAGACAAAATCTAATCCATCAGAGGCGGAGGCGATTGCAGTTTTCCAAAAAGGAGGATATATGCTTGGGGTAGGTTCTGGAGAAAAACCATTTAGTGGAGGCGGACACTATGTATATTTCTTTGACTACTATCAAGGAAAGTTCTATTGCGGTAATTCTGTGCTAGCATGGAATAATCAAGGATACACTTGGAGCCATATTAAAAAACAAAGTAATGTGCAGTTAGTTCTTGTATGGTCAGACAATCCACCTGGAGATCCAATGCAACGGCAAGGCCCTCAAGTGTCATTAGAATTACCTCCAGAAACCGACTTACCTCCAGGTGAAGGAGTAGATGGAGTTCCTGGCGATTTGATAGCTGCTATGAAAAAATTTGGTATTACTGATAAATTAGAAAAAGCACACTTCCTGTCACAATGTGCCCATGAATCAGGAAACTTTAAATGGAAGACTGAATTTGCATCAGGCGCAGCATATGAAGGAAGATCAGATTTAGGTAATAATCAACCAGGAGATGGCAAACGATTTAAAGGCCGAGGATATATTCAAATAACGGGTCGTTCTAATTATACATCAATTAATACTTGGATGAAACAAAATGGCTACAATGATGATGTAGTAGCCAACCCAGAGTTATTAGCTACCAAATACCCAGCATTATCAGCAGTATGGTTCTGGACACAGCAGCAAGGTGTTAAACAGTTTCCTGAGAAAGCTAAAGAAGGCGCAACCTCGGCGGTTGTTGAAAAAATTACCAAATGGATCAATGGAGGTACTAATGGGTTAGACGATAGGAAAAAGAAATTTAGTTTCTATTGGGATAAATTAAAAGACAATAATCCGGACCCATATGTATAAAACATCAAAAATACTATTTAAAGATATTTATTAAAAAGAAAATATGAACTCAAAAGATTTTATTAACGCCCTTCGAAAAGTAATACGCGAAGAAGTGCAGTCTGCGGTTCGTAACGAATTTAAACAAATTAATACGATAAACGAACGTGTAGCAGACCCAAAACCAGCTACTACATACTCGCAGTCGTATAAGCCAAAGCCAGTTGCGAAAAAACAATTTACGAATAATTCTATGTTAAATGATCTTCTAAATGAAACTGCAGGATTTGCAGGAGAAGGTCCGATGGTCGACTATAATGATTTTTCTGAATGGCCAACAATGGGTAATTCTGGAATGGCAGCACGCCAACCACAATTTACACTTCCTTCCACAGATTTAGAAGGAAGACCTGTTACAAATGTACCCGAAGAAGTTGTACATAATTTAACAAAAGATTATTCAGCTTTAATGAAAGCAATAGATAAGAAAAAAGGTAATTAATGGCATACGAAAAGGTATATTCGATACAAGACTTCACTCCAGAAGTAGCTGTTGGAATTAAACTTCCGATAGTAGGTTCTCAAGGAGAATTGTTTCAATTATCATATTCTACCGAAGAGCAAGTAATATCAAATTTAAAGAATTTATTATTTACCGTCCAAGGAGAAAGAGTAATGCAACCTTTATTTGGCACTCGTCTTCGAGAGGCAATATTTGAACAAAATACGGACTTATTAAAAGAGCGTATAGGAAATGAAATTTATGAAGCTGTAGAATTTTGGTTACCATATGTCGACATTAGTAAAATGTCAATTGAAACAGTAATAGCTACTGGAGCTGATATGGAAGAGCATGGAGTTCGCATTGAATTAAATATTAGGATAAACGGTCAAGAATCTGAAATACCAATTACGTTTGTAGTTACACCGACAGGAGCATTTGAAATATAATATAAATGGCACAACTTAAAAAGGACATACGATACTTAAACAAAGACTTCGATCAATTCCGCGCGAATTTGATTGAGTTTACTAAACAGTATTTTCCTAATACATACAACGATTTTAACGAATCATCTCCTGGTATGATGTTCATGGAAATGGCCGCATATATTGGAGATGTATTATCATACTACACCGATAGTCAATTAAAAGAATCTATATTAAGCGTAGCTGCCGATAGACCAAATGTATTAGCACTAGCAGCCGCGTTAGGATATAAAACTAAGAATAGAATACCAGCAACAGTTGATGTAGACGTATTCCAATTATTACCAGCAAAAACATCAGACACTGGCGCAAAGGTACCAGATTGGAATTACGCACTAACACTTAAAGAAGGTATGATAGTTCGTGATGATAAATCAGGAACAGAA